AAGAATTTGTAAAATAGGATACCCTAAGAATGTTGAATACCAATGCTCTTAGGGTATTTTTGTGTTTGTTCCGTGCAATTTCCGTGCATACTATAAAATGTTGAGGTTTGAAAATACAGCATTGTCTTTGTTTTTCATGCGTTCTGTAACATGGATATATATCTTTTTTGTTATGTCAGATTTTTCGTGTCCGAGCCTTCTTTGTATTAGATCCAGTTGTATGCCAGACTCTGCGAGTATGGACGCATGAGTATGCCTAAATATATGGAGTCCTGCATTTAGTCCTTTTCTTTTTAAGGCATCTCTTAGAGTGCCTGGCTCTAAGTATTCATTGGATTCCCTTTGACCAGATGGGAACAGTAATTTGGACTCAATCCTAAACATTCTTTTTAGCAGTTTCATTTCACTTATTATCTGCATACATCTGTGATTGACAGCGAGGTCTCTGATGGCGGCTGAAGACTTAGGAGAGGCAATCTCACCTTTGTAGTATCTTTTGTTGATGGATATGATATTCCTTCTTATATCGTCTTCTGTAAGGGCTAATGCTTCACCTATACGAACTCCGGTAAGAACTAAAAACTCAATTAAGAGTCTCAAAAGTTTATCTATATAGGTTTGACCATTGTCTAGAATTTCAAGAATTTCCTTTATTTCTTCTTTTTCGTAGTATAGCTTATCTTTTTTATCATACACCCTTTTAATGGTCATTTTTCTACCGATATCTTTTTGTAGGTAGTCTTTTTTGAATGCCCAAATAAGTAATGATTTTAAGGCCATTTGTGTCCACCTTCCGAGAGGTTTAGACACTTGGTCTATATAAAGAACTGTTATTTTATCTAGCTCAATATCTTGAACGGCTTCTTTGATAGTATTTATATTTGATACATAGGTCTTATATGTACTGCTTTTTGTTTCGTCTTTTTTCTCAGATAAATACGTTTCACATACGGAAAAGAATCCAACTCCATTTGATTGATTATTAGTCTTATCTCTGATTTTTTTGGACAACTCTACCTGGGCAAGCTTACTGGTATGGGAGTTGTTTTTGTCAAATGTAACTATTACTCTTCTTCTTTTATTGGTTATATGATCTATGTAGTACTCTGAAAACTCAAATTTACCTGATTTAGATTTTGTTACCCACATTGATTTATCTCTCCTTTCATGTTAAAATAGGTACTATAAGAGGACACACTGATTGTGTGCTTTTTAGCTTGAAAGAAGTAGGCTGGATTGGAGTTTGGACTACTTCTTATTTTTTTATTGAATGTTCATGCGTTTAAATGGTATAATTCCTATAAGGAGATGGTAAGCATGGAAATCAAACGTACAAAGCCTATAAAATATAGAAGGTTTAATAAAAAATATATTCTAGTGCCAATATGTGTTATCATAAGTTATTCAGTGATATGCATGAATATGAACATTGACTTCATTGGCGCAGAAACTTTAGCGTCAATTTCAGCAACATTTGCTGGCTTTTTGATCACCGCAGTGAGTATAGTTTTCACACTTAATAATGACTTCACAAGAATTTTCAAAAAAAGTAATCTATATAAGGACATCAAGGTGACCTTTTTTATAACCATTGTATTGTTTGTTTTGCTTACATTTTTGTTTTCTATATCTGTAAAAAGCAACCTTGTTAATGGATTGTTTGTCTTAGGTTTATCTGAGACAGTGGTATTAACATGGTACTTATATGAGATATCAAGAGAATCGACTAGATAGGATTTATACTTTAGAGTAACTTTTAATCAGCTCGTCAAATATGATTTTAAGTTGCTCTTTTTCAATCTGTTCAGAAAAGTTTATATCTATGTACCTTGTAATATTTTCAGATATCATGTCGATTAGAATTTCCCCATCTTGATCCTTCCCGTGAATTGTAGCCTTATCATAGCCTCTAAGATTGTCGAATAGGTTTTGTACATTAGATAATTTGCAATTATCTTCCAAAACTATGGATAAGGATGCTGTTTTTATTATGCCGCTGTTTATATCAGTTGCTTGTGATACTTTATTTATAATAGCTGGGTCGAATTCATCTGAACTGTTTGCGCTTAGCGTGATTTTGTCGACAAAATTTAAAGACTGGCAAGCCGTATCATTAACACTAACCACCGACGATACACTTAAATTTACCAAACCAAGATTGTCTTGAAGAAATGATTTCATAATCCTAAGAAATCTAGGCGAATTGCTGTGCTGTATTACTGCGCAACAACCCTTTTTATTTATCGCAAAAATTGTAAAATCTTCAAGCTCTATGCCATCTATAGCCTCACCATCTAAAACTATTGACTGGAATGCCGAGTTGCTTAGATTTCTTTTTTTAGAAAGAAATGCCAACTTATATTCATCAGTACTTAAGTCGCTAAAAATAATGGAGTTTGACGGTTTAGATGAGTTTGTATTTATTTCATAAGGCTTATTGTTTTCTGCCAATGAAAAAATATTCGAAACTTCATCAGCGTTAATAACAGAATCTTTTTCCATGTTGTATATATTGAAAAAATTGACTTTCATAAGATACCTCCTTAATCTGGTATAATTTGTATTATAAAAGGACACACTTACAGTGTGCTTTTTGCTGTGAAAGAAGTAGGCTGGATTGGCGTTTGGACTACTTCTTATTTATTTGTTTAACACGTTATCTAGACTTTTGCAATTGTAGCAATCATCACAACAAACGCTATCAAAATCAATCAATGTTAGCTTGGTTTTGTCAACACACTTTTTAATATTAGAATAAGAGTATTTGTCTGTGTCTTTGTCATTGTAATATTTATTCGAATATATGAGATGGTGGGGGTCAATAAATAGTGGGTAAAAATACTTGACTCCTGATATAGTGTCAATATATCCAATTATTCTTAAGCCATTACTTTGACCTAGCTGATATATATTTTTTTCTTTAATTTCTCCGTTTATAGATGAGATTTCATATAAGTCTATAATTGAATCTACAATTCTTTTTTTATCATTTTCAATTTTATGAGAATGAGCGGTTTTTGTCATTAATTCTTCGTATCTGAATTGAGAAAAGAATAATATAGATTCAATAAATACATTTTGCATTTTTACATAATCATCTACTGTAGAGTAGAAGTTAGTGAAAAAGGAATTTTTAACAGAAAAAGGTCTGTAATATGTGAAATCAAATTTAATCGGCGAGTTCTCAGAATATTCTCTGACGCTTGTTGTATTCTTAACTCTTAATTTTGTTTTTGATTTGTTAGTTACAGACCTCTTAGTTTTTGTTTTAGATTCTATGCGATTCATAAATTAATTCCTGTTTAGGTATTCTTCGAATACATCTCTTTCGTTAATACGATTCTTGCTAGGCTGCGATGGTCTTAGTCCCTCTCTTGCATTTAGCCAAGGCAATTCTTGGTGAGTTAAACTTTCAAGTTCATAGCCATTATAACCACCATACACATCCCAAATCTCGTTTAAGTGGGAAATTATCTCTTTATCGCAAATGTCTTTTGCCGCATTAATTTGAGACATATTTGAGTGCCTATAGTCAGCGTATAGATCACTGAATACTGGGCCATGAACCCATGCTTCTGCATATCCTTCGAATAATAATGTCAAATTCGTCTCATCTGGCTCATTGTTTAGAGCGATATACCAACTATACGCATACCAGCATAATTTTTGTAGTTTTTTAAGAGACATATTGGGTTCTCTGTCTAGAAAGTTTTTTGCAACTTCAAATAGAGTAGACATGTTTACTACACCCCCTTTATTACTTTTCCACATCTTATCTACATACTTATTAACAAGTTATACCATTATTATATTACACTGATATGAATAATACAATTATGTTTAAGAGTCTGTAACTATTTAATTTTCAAGGTACGGTTTATTTCTCTTACAATCCTCTTAATTCATTTTCAACATTTTTAGACACTGATTTCTCACCACCAACTATGATAACATTTTGTATGTTATTTTCCTGTATGAAAGCCTTAGTATCTTCGTTTAATTTACCTGGTTCTGTAAGTAGTATTGCTCCATTATTCATAGTAGCAACTGTTCCAGAGGCTAAGGCATCAGGGTAGTTAGTTCCGTCTACTAGTACTACAGTATCAATACTTCTTTTAAGAACTGGTTTGTATGCTTTGGCGATTTCTATAGCTGTTTTATACCTGTTTTGACCAGCGATTCTACCTGTATAAAATTCATGTTCGTCGCCATTTTCTTCGTCAACCCACTCATGCCTTATCAATCCAACTGGTTTGTCATAGTCCTGATATGTTATAAACTTGGATGGGACAGAGGAGTATCCACCTATAATAAAACCATATCCATCACTGTATTCGGCTCCAGGTATAAGCAGATTGTTTATTGAACCATATCCTACCATTTCCATGGCGTGTTTTCTAGCAAGCTCGGATGTAAATGGCACTGCAGAGAGAATGTCAGGAAATTTTTTGTCGTTTATTAATATAAGTGATCCAATATCACCTCGTGGCTCACCATGAAAGTATGTATCAAATATAGATGTATCAATTTGGGTTGTGAATTCATCAGCCCATTTATAGGGCGATTTATCGGTATATCTTACAGGCACAACATTGATTGATTTTAAAGAATTGTTTATGCTTTTATTGAGTTTGTTATAATCGCCCATAATATACGCTCTGCGTACATCTTTATTTTTAAGTTCATCCAACATAGCTTTAGACATGCCAGCATTAGGTATAACATAAAACGGAACCTTTAGAGCATTTGCCATATACGACCCATAAAGGGCAGTTCTAAAATCAGTTCCAGAAGCTAGCACAGCTAAATTACCACTAGCCTTAGTGAAATACTTTTGTTGAACTTTCAAAGCAGTTTCACATCTATTAGCCCCAGCAATTCTACTCACATTCATATCTGCACTAGCCACAGATGGCAAAAACAGCGCTAATACACAAGATAAAATCAACGATTTTCTTAAACCTTTAACCATAATAAATTACCTCCCATAAATATATAAATTTTAATTATTATAGACTAGTCTAAATTGACGATATACTTAACTATTTTTCCAATAAGATCAGTTTGTTAATTTCCAATGTATAAGAACCAACCTTTTTTGTCCTTATTATTTTGGAATCATGTTCTAGTTCCCTTAAAAGTTTTTGCACAACGGATTTTTTTATAGAAGGAACATGTCTGTAAAGGTCTTTTTGTAAAATTGAAGTGTTATTTGATATTACATCCAAAATTTGTGGTATATAGAGTTCCTTTTCGTTAATAAGTTCATCTCTCAATTCTATTATTCTGCTCCCATAACTGAAATCCGGTTCTGAGGAATTGTGGCAATGCTCCCACATGTCCTCGAAATATAATTTTCCACCTTCACCTTCTGATTCACAAAATTTTTTGATTTTGTCATAGTATTCAAGAGCTTTATTTAGTTTAATGATTTTATTATCTCTATTTTTTTCATTCATAGCCGTTGAATACATGCTTACCAAACTATCTTCTAATGAATCTAATTTACTATTTTGCTGATAGTACTTACAAAAAAAGTCATGTTTTAATTTCTTTTCACGTTCAGACCTATGAAATTTTGGATTAGGTGAATTATTATGTAGTTCACACCCTGCTGATGTTGTGTTTAAATGTTCCTGATGTTCTTTTTTAAAAGCATTAAGAGTATCATTTAAATTGCTTATCTTCTCATTTATTTCTTCTTTTATTTCTTCTTTTATTTTTTCATCTCTGCTATTTGTTTCTGTTGTATTGTCATCAAAAGACTGTGCAATCAAACCTAATAAATCCCAAAATGAAAAACTTGTTTTTCTATAAATTTTATTGTAGATAGTTTTTTCAGGGTGAAGTAATCCCATTCCCTTTTTGCCATACCAGGGGAATATTGCTTTTTTTATTTCTCGTTTTAATCTGCCAGTTGTTCTTGCTTTTATGGATCTTTTTATACTTGGCTTTCTCATTCCTATTTTCATGATAAGAACTACCTCCTAATATTTTCTCACAATTCCCGATAATTTTCCAGCTATATAAGGGTTATCATCCTCTTTAACTATTTTTGCTGGGTATTTCGAGTTACAAGCTTGTAACGTAAGATATTCTTCATTTTTGTAAATTTTTTTAAGTGTGGCTTCGCCATCAATCAATACAGCGTATATTTCACCATTGTCGATTGGTCTATCCTTAACTATAAGTGCCAAGTCACCATCATTGATGCCTGCATCTATCATTGAATCACCTTTTATCTTGAGAGCAAAATCTGCCTTGTATTCTTGGTCTAGCATGATGTATGATTCTATGTTTTCAGTAGCAGTGATGGGCTTGCCTGCTGCAATTGTCCCTACGATGGGAATTCTGTTTACTTTATTTATTGGTATTAGGTTAGATGGTAGAGGATGTTCTTCTGTAGATTTTTCTTCGGTTAAATCAGATTTCATTATTCCGAAAAAGTCTGCCATTTCCTGTATCTTATCTATCCTTGGGTAGCTTACTGCATTAGCCCAATTTGAAACAGTGGTTTCTGGATAACCTAATTTTCTTGCCAATTCTGCCCTGGTAATGTCATGTAATTCTAGTTGCCTATATAGATTTTTTGAAAAAACCTCTTTATTGTTCATTGTATCACCTCTTTTAATTGTATTATACCATTTAACGGTAAAAAAACAATACAAATTTACAAAAAAAAGAAAAAAACTACTAAAAAATAGTTGACACTACTATTAAATGGTAGTATACTGTAATCAGAAAATGAAATAAAGAAGTAAAGGAGGTGATGGAAATGGCTATATCTTTAAAAGCGGCTAGAGTTAATGCAGGGCTTACCATAGTGGTTCTAGCAAAGAAAATGAATACAACTCCTAAGACAATATCTAACTGGGAGAATGGAAAGACTGCTATACCAATGCATAAATTTACTGAGTTTTGTAATATTTGTGATATGCCACAGGATAATGTAATTGTGCCATCTGTAAATGATGGTGTTTATGAAGCGTAATTTTTTTTTAGATTTTAACTACTATTAAATAGTAGCTAAAGCAAAAAGAACACGAACACAATTAGAAAGGAGATGATTAGATGGAGTATTGTGAAATCCTAGATACTGCAAAGGATATTTGTAAACAGATAGAAAAATTGGACTACTCCTCACAGTGTATAGTTGTAGGAATAGTCCAATCGATAGTAAATACTACTCAGCCGGAGAATCTTTATCAATTTTCTCAAGAGTAGCATGCACAGCCTTAATGATGTTGCAGATACTTTCTAAATCAACTGATTTTAGCACTTGATGATTTTGAACACCATAAGGGATTCGCTGGTGAGATTCAATTACCTTTAGTGCAACATCAATGGCTAGCTCTTTATTTGTTTTAGCCATAACGATAAGCTCCTTTCTATAGATTTCAGCGTTGCTGATACTTCAATTATAGCATAAGGAGATATAAGAATAAAACTAAGGGGGGATGAGAGATGGAGTGGTTTAAAAGAAAAACAAAAGTGGAAATAAGATTGATTCTAAAGGAGATGTAAGTATGAGTTGGGAAAAAGGATTAGTTAAAGTATTGTTTGATAGCAATCGGGCAGAAGTAAAAGAATTGCTAGTTGAGGTGCTTAAAGAACATCCTGAGCTGATTCCAAAGGCTGAATTGAGACCGAAGAGGATGCTTAGGAACAAAGATATCATTAAAAAATATAACGTTCATCCGGGTACAGCAACAAGTAGAATTAATGAGTTTAATGAAGAGTATTTGAGAATTGATAGCAAGGTGCCAAGGTCCTCGTTGCAGTGGTTAAATCCAAAGACAAGGGTTGTTGATGAGGATGTGTTCGACTGGTTTTTGGCCAATAGGTTGGAGCTAGGAGACAGTAATGCTAGGAAGAGAATTTCAGCATATAAGAGTAATTAGGAGAAAAATAGCATGAATTGGGATAAATTCGTATTTAATTTCACAGCGGCATTAGGGTACGCAATCCTAATTGCCTGGGAGTATATCAAGATAGCTTGGCGCAAGTGGCAGAATTTAGGATTAAGAGAGGAGAGTGCATAAAACTATTAGAAAGTGTAGGCTATAAAAATACTATAGATTGGACGAGGATGACGCGCTGGAAAATAAGCAAAAAAAGAAAAGCCGATGATAAATCACCGACTAAACAAAAAAGATTAATTTAAGTATAGCATACTTGAAAGGAAATTGAAATGGAAGAAATTTTACAAGATGTAATAGATATGGCAAGAGACAATTCAAACATATATCAGATGTTATTGGATGCAAAAGATGCAGAGATAAGACAGTTAAGGGCGAATTATAACGAAGCTAGAAATAGAATTAACAGCCTAGAGGAAGAAAACATAAGGCTAGGGGCAGAACTTGAAAAACAAGATCCTAGACCATTTTAGTTATTAGTTAAGAGAGGAGAAAAGACATGGCATCATTATATGAGCTAAGCAACGACGCAAGAGAATTAGAAGGCCTACTAGACAACCTAGAGGGGCTAGGAGACGAACAGGCAGTAGAAGAGACTAAGAATATACAGAACATAGTTAAAAAGCTGATAGAGGGCAAGTCAGAAGGCATTATAGCTATAGTAAGAGAGCTAGACTTATCAGTGGAGAACATAGACAGCGAGATAGCAAGACTTAAAGAGTTGAAAGACAGGAAGAAGAGAAGAATTGATAGTCTAAAAGGTTATGCACTTGATTGCATGCAGTCAATGGGAGTTAAGAAGATTGAAACCAACCTAGGTAACATGTCAATAAGAAAAGGATCAGGTAAGGTTAACATCCTAGATGCAGCCAAGATACCTGAGGAGTATATCAAGATGGAGATAGTCAAGAAAGAAGACAGGAGGGCCATAACAAATGCAATAAAGTCAGGCATAGAGGTTGAAGGGGCTGAGCTTGTATATAATGACAGTTTGATCCTTCCAAAGACACCTAAAGAAAAGTAGGTGAGTTTATGAAAGCATATGAGATATTAACTAAGATCCAATGCGAACTTAAAGCGCCAAAGAACCAGTATAACTATTTTGGAAAGTATCACTATAGGAGTTGTGAGGATATCTTAGAAGCATTAAAGCCATTACTAAACAAGCATGGAGCTTCGCTTTTTATACAGGATGATATAGTACCAGTTGGTGATAGGTACTATATCAAGGCAACTTGTACATTCTGTGTTGGTGACGAGACTATAAGTACCTCAGCACTTGCAAGAGAAGAGGAAAGTAAAAAGGGTATGGATGGCAGTCAGATTACTGGCACTGCATCCAGCTATGCTAGAAAGTACGCACTTAATGGCCTATTCCTGATAGACGATACCAAGGACACAGATACAGATGAGTATCATAAACAAACAGGAGAAAACGAAAATAAGCAAACATCAAGACCTGGTGCAGGGTCAGGCAAGACAGATAAGCTAGTTACTGAAAGCCAACTATCAAGGTTATACGCGATAGGTAGCAGTAAGGGATATGACAAGTCAGATATAGACAAGTCAGTCCATAAGAAGGGCAAGCAAAGTGCCAAGGATCTAACTGTACAAGAATACAACGAAATAGTGGCAGGGATAGAGAAAGCACCAATTAAGGGGGCGAATAAATGATAATAGAACAAGCAGTTAAATGCGCAATGCGTAAGTTAGAATGGCAGAAAGAAAAGGGCTATATAAAGTCCTTTTCTGAGCTAGATCTTAGAAAAGAAGCTGAGCAGGTTTATCATCTTACTAATAAATACTTTGGGGGTGGTGTGAGTGACAGACAGCCAAGGTTGGATAAAGTTACATAGGAAACTGTTGGATAATGCACTTTGGAAAGATTGCACATTTCAACAAAAAGTTGTAATGATAACTTTACTTTTAATGGCTAACCATGAACCTAAAAAGTGGATTTTCAAGGGAGAGAAATTTGAATGTAAGGCAGGCCAATTTATTACAAGCTTGCCAAGCATTCAAGAAAAAGCAGGTAAAGATATAAGCATAATGCAGATAAGGACTTGCTTAACTAAATTTGAAAAACACGGATTTTTAACATGCAAATCAACAAACAAAAATAGGCTTATAACTATTGAAAATTGGGCGTTGTATCAAAATAAAGATGATGATGTAACAGGCAACTTAACAGGCAATCAACAGGCAACTAACAGGCAATTAACAGCTAACAAGAATGTAAGAATGCAAGAATGTAAGAATAATAGTATCAAAGATACTATGTACGTACCACTTGAAAGTGGTGACGAGGTGAAAAATGAAAAATTGAATATGAAATCTCAGATTGACCAGGTTGTAAAAGCTTGGAACGATATTGAAGGGTTGCAAAATATTATAGGGGTCAAACGTAATACACAGCGATATAAATTGCTAGTGGGAAGGCTTAATGAATACGGAGTAGATAAAGTACTGGAATGTGTCCATAGTGTTCAACACTCATCATTCCTAATGGGGTACACTTCCGAAAATGGCTGGAGTGCTAAGTTTGACTGGATAATAAAGCCAGCCAACTTCATCAAAGTTCTAGAGGGTAATTACAAGGACAAGGTAGGAGGTGAAGCCGGTGGACGAGATAGAGCAGATAATCCAGCGAATGAGAGCAAGAGCGAAAACAAATACGCAGGATACGACTGGACAAGATTCAACAAGTTCAAATAGCGAGTATAAATGCCCTATCTGCAAAGACAGGGAGTGGGTAGATTTTGTTGACGAGGATGGACATGAGTGTATGAAACATTGTGTATGCCACGCACAAAGGGAACATGAAAGGTCGATAGCTTTTTCAGGGATAAGCGAGAAGTTTAAAACAAAGACTTTTAGCAACTTTCAGGAAGGGGCAAACAAAGAACTAAAAGCTAATTGTATGGAATATGTCAAGACTAAGGCATATGAGAAACACGAAAGTTTAATAATCATGGGGCAAGTCGGAAGTGGCAAAACTCATTTAGCTATGGCTATAGTCAACAACCTATTGGCTAAGGGTGTGAGGTGTAGATACCTGGAATATAGATCTTTCATGGCACTTGTAAAGCAGTCGTTAACGGATAGAGAAACATACCAACGTGAACTGGATATAGCCAAAAGGGCAGAAGTATTGTATATTGACGATTTTCTAAAAGGCAAGGTAACGGATGCGGACCTAAATATCATGTTTGAAATAATAAACACTAGATATCTGGCAGACCTACCAGTGATTATTACGACAGAGCTTACACCTGATGCAATAATCAAATTTGACGAAGGTATAGGGTCAAGGATCATGGAGATGGCAAGTAACTATATCTTGATAAGCCAAGGCAAAAATAAAAGGTTGGAGGTATTTGATAATGCTTAACTTGACACTATATGGAAGGCCGATAACCAAGAAAAACTCTAGCAGGATAGTCAATTGTGGTGGATATACTAGGTTGCTACCAAGTAAGGCTTATGTCCAGTATCAAAAGGACAGCTTAAGGCAAATTACAGGACGTGAGAGGGTTGGGATTGACTACCCCATTAATCTCAAGGTCCTGTACTATATGCCGACACGTCATAGGGTAGACCTAGTGAATCTGTTAGAAGCAACTTGCGATATTTTAGTAGATGCTGGGGTATTGGCTGATGATAATAGCAAGATTGTAGTGTCACATGATGGCTCTAGAGTTTTTTATGATAAGAGAAATCCAAGAGCGGAAATATATATTGAATATGATAAGACAATGGATCATATAAGAAACAGCAGAAAAAAGCTTGTTGAGTTGGAAGGTTATATCACAACAGAAACAACTAAAAATACTTATGGAAGGGGAAAACGAAAGAAATGCAGGATAACAGATTAGAGCAGATTGAAAAAGAAATTGGACCAGTGGAAACAAGACCATACACAGGTGTGATTGATAGAAATGGCAATAGGATATATCTAGGTGATGTTGTAAGCGTGCCAGATATATTTGAGTATGAAGACGGAACTAGAGAGTTCAAACATAATAGGGCTGTAGTAGTTAGATGTGGTAATGAGTATGGTCTAAGCAGCTTTGAGTTAAAAGGCAAGCTAGAAGGAAGGTTGAGGAATAAGGAAATAGATTTAAATAAGGTTATGCAGGTCGGTCATGTAGTTGAGTAAACCATTTACTTGGTGTCACGAAAAAGGTAAGGGGGGTAATATGAGTGAATGAGATACAGGCATTTAATAGTCTAGAATTTGGGCAGATAAGAACGATAAATATAGATGGTGAACCATGGTTTATTGGAAAAGATATTGCAGCAGCGTTGGGATATAAAGATACATCTGATGCAATTAAAAGACACATTTTTGATGAAGATAAGCTGACAAGGTGTTTTACCGACTCAGGTCAAGGTAGAGAAATGACAATTATTAACGAATCAGGAATGTACAGTCTAGTATTATCTAGCAAGTTAGAAAAAGCCAAGTTATTTAAAAGATGGATTACTAATGACATACTTCCTAGTATCCGTAAGCATGGGATGTATGCCACAGATGAACTTGTCAATAATCCTGACTTGTTGATACAAGTAGCAACGCAGTTAAAAGACGAGAGGGCTAAAAGACAGCAACTAGAATTAAAAGAGCAAGAGAATAGACCAAAGGTGTTGTTTGCTGAAAGTGTTGAAGCTAGTAAGTGCAGCATACTAATAGGTGACTTAGCTAAATTGATAAAGCAGAATGGATACAACATAGGACAGAATAGGTTATTTGAGTGGATGCGTAACAATGGATATCTGATAAGCAGGCGAGGAGAAAGTTACAATATGCCTACACAACAATCAATGAATTTAGGTTTGTTTGAGATTAAAGAGAGTTCTGTAGTCAATCCTGATGGTTCAGTGAGGCTTACCAGGACAACTAAGGTAACTGGAAAGGGACAGGTATATTTTATAAATAAGTTTATAGAGAGGAACTAGAGAAATGGCGCTAAATAATATAACAATAATGGGAAGATTAACAAGGGATCCTGAGTTAAAATATATGCAGTCAGGAACAGGAACAATTAATTTTACAGTTGCAGTTGATAGAGACTATAAGGATAATAGTGGGAACACACCAGTTGACTTCATACCAGTGCAGTTTATGGGAAAGCAAGCTGAAACAATAGCTAATTACTTCAATAAGGGTTCCATGATTGCAGTAATAGGAAGTATGAGAATTAACAAGTATGAAAAAGATGGACAGAAGAGAGATTTTACATTTGTAGCAGGAAAGAGTTTTTCTTTTATTGCTGGTAGTAAAAACGAAGGCAGCCAAGTATCAGGGCAACCAGAATTTAGTGCTGTGGATGATGACGAAGTGCCATTTTAAACAGAATAATATTAAAAATCAAGGAGTACGGGATGAATCAGTTTGAGAAAAAGGAAGTTGTTGTTGATAAAAATTTAGGGATTGAAAGGAGAACTTAGCATGGCAAAGAATTACAATAAATATTTTAGCGTATTTCTGATATCCGCTGCATTGATGTTCTTAGCAGGGATTCACATAGGGCATAGATTTGCAATTGATGATATGAAGACGTATTTAGGGACAGTGGTGGCCAAAGAATACCAAAAAGAAGAATATAAGGTTAATCCGGAAACGGAGACAATAGAAAAGCATGAAGAGCAATATATATTAAAGGTTAAGGACCAAACAGGCAGTATATTTGCGACTAATGTCAGCAAGGAAGAATTTAATCAATTAGATATAGGCGAGAAAGTAAAAAGATAGGGGGTGAGTGGAATGACGGCTAAAAAATGGACTAAAAAGAATATGGATCTGCTTAAAAAATATGTAGACAAGGGGTTTACAAGAGAAGAAATAGTCGAAATATTAAATGATATTAATGCTGATGAAGGTTTTAAATTTAGCGAAAAGTCAATTTACACTGCAATTAGCAAATTTAAATTAAGTGATGGGCGCAAGACAAGCAAGAATTGCATAAGTTGGGACGAAGACTTGGCGAAAGAAGTGAAAGGATACGTGAAAGAAGGAAAGTCCAACAAACAAATTGCGGATATACTTTCAATAAAATTTGACAAAAAGGTAAGCAAGCATATGGTAGCATATGCAAGAAGCAGGCATAAGATATATAAGAATGGGAAAGAAAGCGATGAGCTAAAAGAATTTGGGAGTTTCGAAGATAGATCAAAGGAATTGGCGTTTGAAAATTATGTTGAAAATATTAAAAGGACAAAAAAACTAAGAGCATTCAGTTTAGAGAAGGGCAAAAAATACAAAGTAGCAACTGACAGCAATAGTGAAAAGAGCAGGTCCAAGATTAAAAGATATAAGGAACTTGAATTTATGTACGAGACAGATTACAACTTATTCTTTAGAGACCAGTTTGGCATCGTTAAGTCTTTTATAAAAAATAATAAGTTGGTTAAGGTTGTGCCTGCTTAGGGGGTAGTGATGGTGATAGATGAATACAAGAGAACAGAGAAGTGGCTGTATGAATATAGAAACATAGACAGTGTGTTAAGGTTGTACAGCCTTCAAATAGAAGCTATTAAAAATGATATACGAGGATGTGGGGCAATTGAATATGACGGGGATAAGTTGTCAAATTCCTATAACATATCAAAGTCGGTTGAAAACGAGGTGCTTTTAAGAGAAAAGAAGATAGAGGAGTTGGAGAGGGAGAAAAGAAGACTAGAAATACACAAAGAAATGCTGGATATTGCAATTAACAATTTCAACCACGAACAAACAATGATATTTAAATATGTGTATCTAAAAATAAAGCCCGATTGGACTAGGGACAGGATAATAAGAGAATTAAGCGTATCAAAGGATACCTTTTACAGAATTAAAAAGGAGTTAGTGTACAGTGCGATAAACTCAATGAATCCCGACAGGACCTATAAGTTCATTGAAAATCAGTTCAAAGTTACAGAAAACCGAAAATAAGGACGTTTTTGCGACAAAATAAGGACAAAAAGCCGACAAAGTTGCGAAAAATGTGCCTAAATAGGTGTTATAATTGTATTGTGGAAGGATAAAGGTGAGCCATTAAATAATCACATCTAGTACAAAGGGCGAGAGCCTTTTACTTCCACAGGTACTTTTGGTAGATACATTTTAAACCTCCTTAATTTATAATTATTTTTACAGAAGAGATAGCTTAGCGGGTTAACGCTGTGTCCCATAATGGGGTAGTCGTAAGATTAGAATTCACATGTGCCAGGGGCTATCTTTTTTGATGCATAAATTTAAGGAGTATAAAAGTTGAGTAAAACAAACAGGATTTGAGAAAAGAGGTGAGCCTGATGGCTAAAGGTAAATATCAAGAATGGCTAGAGCCTGAGGGCTTGCTGAAACTTGAGGGATGGGCTAGAGATGGCCTGACAGATGAACAGATTGCAAAAAATATAGGTATAAAAAGGACTTCCCTGTATGAGTGGAAAAAGAAGTATCCCGACATTTCTGACGCCCTAAAAAAGGGCAAAGAAGTTGTTGATAGGGCAGTTGAAAATGCTTTACTAAAAAGAGCATTAGGGTATAGCTATACTGAGACAACAAGAGAGCTAGTTGGAACAAAGATAATTGTCACTAAGGAAGTTATAAAAGAGGTGCAGCCAGATACCACAGCACAGATATTTTGGTTGAAGAACAGACGGCCTGATATTTGGAGAGATAGAAAAGATTTGGAAGCAAAGGTTGATGTAAATCAACAAGATCCTTTTAAAGACATGACTAAGGAAGAGCTACTAAAGATAGCTAGTGTTGAAGATGGATAGGAAGCTAATTAAACAAAGAGCAAAGATAGAACTTGCAAGACGTGAGTTCTTTTTTTATTGCAATTTGAAGGCTCCAGACTTCTACAAGCCTAACAGAAAATTCTTAGTTGATTTATGTAACGAGCTTCAAAGTTTCTATGAGCAATCTGACTATGATGTATTAATAATTAATGAACCACCTAGACATGGTAAATCTAGGACTGCAGGTTGTTTTGTCGAGTGGATTCTTGGAGAACATCCTGAAGAAAAGATTATGACAGGGTCATACAATGAAACACTATCAACGGTGTTTTCTAAGAATGTTAGGAATACAATCCAGGAAGAAAAAGCAGATAAAACAAAAGTTGTATACACTGATATTTTCCCTGATAGGAAAATTAAAAAAGGTGATGGGTCCATGAATTTGTGGTCACTTGAAGGTGGATACAATAACTACCTGGCAACGTCACCGACTGGTACAGCCACTGGTTTTGGTGCAAGTATATTAATCATTGACGACCTCATAAAAAACGCTGAGGAAGCCTATAATGAGTCCGTAAAAGAAAAGCATTGGGATTGGTTTACTAACACAATGTTATCTAGGCTTGAAGAAGGCGGAAAGATAATAATCATAATGACCAGGTGGGCTAGTGATGATTTGGCAGGCAAGGCTCTTGAAGAATTAAAAGAACTAGACTTTAAAACCAAGCATATAACCATGAAGGCTATGCAGGATGATGGTACTATGCTTTGTGATGAAATACTGTCCAAGAAATCCTATGAGCTAAAGACAAAGGCCATGGGTGAGGATATAGCTAGTGCAAACTATCAACAGGAGCCAATAGATCTTAAAGGAGCTTTGTATAAGCTTAAGACTTATGATAAGCTGCCTAAATTTAAGTATATATATAACTACACTGATACTGCAGATAAGGGTGAGGACTTCCTATGTAGCATTGACTATGGGGTTAGCTTTGATAATGAGGCATATCTTATTGATGTGCTTTACACAAAAGAAGATATGGAAATTACAGAAAAGGCACAGGCTAAAATGATGGTTAAGGACAAGGTCAATAAGTCAAGGATAGAGTCAAACAATGGTGGTGGTGTCTATGCAAGGAATGTTGAAAGGATTATGAATATAGACCTTGGAACTAATCATACAGTTGTTGAGACCTTCCATCAGTCAGCAAATAAGCAGGCAAGAATACTATCTAATTCATCATGGGTCAATCAGCATATTTACGTACCTGAAACATGGAGAAATAAGTGGCCTGAGTTTGCTAAAGATGTAGCTAAGTATCAGAGAGAAGGTAAGAACAAACATGATGACTGTGCAGACTGTTTATCAGGAATTGCTGAGATGATTTTAATAAATACAAAGAGTTTTAAAACATTAAAAAAAGAGAGTTTAGGATTATAGGTGGGATGATATGTATAGGACCGATAAAGAAGAATTGAATATTGAAGATATACAAAAGTTTATTAAGAAGCATAAAGCAGAGGCAGTAAGATATTACAAGCTGCAAGACTACTACGAGGGCAAGCATGATATAAATAGTTTGAAGAAAGATGAGGGACAACCTAATAACAAGATTGTAAATCCGTTTCCAAAGTATATCACGGACATGCTTGTAGGGTACTTTGTAGGACAGCCTATCAGCTATACAGCTAAGGATGATAAGAATACTTTACTTGATAGCTTGCAGGATATATTCGATTACTCAGATGAGCAGGAAGAGAACCTGGAGCTAGCTAAGATATGCAGCGTTAAGGGCAAGGCCTATGAGCTTTTATATCGTGATGAAGACGCAAGAATAAGATTCAATGAATTTGGGCCTGAACAGCTATTCGTTATACATGATATGACGATATCACCGGCTATAAAGTTTGCTATTAGGTATTATGATGTTGGTGAGGATAACGACAAGATGACATTTGTTGAAGTATATGACAAGGAAGCTTGCTGGCAATATAAAGGCAAGAATGATGTATATGAGCTAATAGATGTGACTGATCATTCATTTAATGATGTTCCAGTTGTTGAGTATGTAAACAATAAAGAGGAGCAAGGGGACTTTGAACAGGTAATAAGTCTTATAGATGCCTATAATAAATCACAGTCAAATACATTAAATGATATGGACCAGTTCACTGATGCATATCTAATCCTAGTTAATATGAATGGTACAGATTCAAAAAGAATATCAGAACTCAAAAAGGACAGGGTTATGCTACTTGATGAAGACGGGGACGCTAAGTGGCTGACTAAGGACGTCAATGACGCTTGGGTAGAAAACTATAAAGATAGACTAAGACGAGACATTCATAAGTTCTCATACACTCCGGATATGCAGGACGAGTCCTTCGGCAATAATCTAAGTGGTGTATCAATCAGATATAAGATACTTGCTATGGAGCAGATTAGAGCCAACAAGGAGCGTAAGTTTAAGAAAGGGCTACAACGTAGGATAGAGCTTATATATAACTCAATAAGCCTAGAAAAGGACATAGACCTATTCACTGATATAAATATCAAGTTTGCCAATACACTTCCTCAAAACGTCTATGAGCTATCTCAGACAATCAAGAACTTATCACCTTACTTGAGTAATGAAACATTACTTAATCAGTTGCCTTTTATCGACAATGCAAAGGAAGAGGTTGAAAAGAAAAAGACTGAGGAAGAATCAGAGGTGTCAGAGAGGTATGATTTTACAGGCAACGGCGGTGTGATAAATGACGAAGAAAGCTAATGACTATTGGATTAAGAGGGCGCATGAAAGATCCAGGGCAGATATTAGGGCAAGTGATGAGGTAATTAAGTCAATCAACGAAGCATTCTACAATTCACTCAAGCAAATAGAAAAGGAAATAGCGACACTATTTTACAGGTACTCAGAGGATAATGAGCTTGACTACGACCTTGCTATTAAGCTTCTAACAGGTAACGAGTATAAATCCTTTAGAATGGAGTTGGAAGAGTATTTAGGGCTAATAGAGAGCTCAGAAATACTGCTTGAGCTTAATACTCTATCCGCTAAATCAAGAATAAGCCACTTAGAGGAGAGTTTCTTTCATATACAAAAACAGATTGATAAAGTTTACCTACATCAATCAGAGGTTATGCAAGAGCTCATGAAAGATTCGGTGCAGAAGAATTACTACAAGTCAATATTTGATGTAGGCAAGGTAGTAGCCGGGGATGCAGCAATAAAAGAATTTCATAAGCTTACGATTAATGAGATAGTAAAGGAATTCGAAAGACCCTGGTCAGGGAAGAACTTCAGTGAAAGACTATGGAAGAATCGAACCAAGCTAAAAGATGCCTTGGAAGAAGAAATAATCAAGATGGCTGTATCTGGTGCTAATCCTGAACAAGCAGCAGATACAATAGCTAAGAAAATGGATGTAGCAAAGAGGACTGCTGCAACATTAGTACACACCGAACAGGCCTACTTTAGTGGATTTGGAAGTCTTAAAGCATATAGAGAGATGGGGGTAGACAAGTATATCTACATTGCAACCTTGGATATGAAAACATCAGATATATGCAGGGATTTAGACCATGAAGTATTTGATGTGTCTCAAGCCCAGGCAGGTGTTAATTATCCACCAATGCACCCTAGATGTAGAAGTACCACTGCACCATATACAGGAGAACTAGAGGGTACTAGACTAGCTAGAGACAAGGACGGTAATAGTGTTAGAGTAGACAAGTCACTAAGTTACAAAGATTGGTATGAGAAGTATGTAGCAAGTGCCCCCGAGTATTTGAAAGAGGAGAAGAAGTGGAAAAATAGGTATAGTGATAAAAAGCTACATGAAAAATATCGTAAAATCTATGGAAAAGATATACCTAAATCATTTGAAGATTTCCAGAAATTGAAGTATAATAATTCTAAGGAATTAGAAGATATAAAGTTTAGGCATAAATTAAAAGAATCAGTGTTCCCATCTGAAAAGTCCTTAAGTGGTCATTTTGAAAAACATAGAGGTAAGTTGGGGATTGATAGTAAGGATGAATACCTAAAACAAGCACAGGAATTGCTTGGGAAAAAGGAAAGTGAAAATATATCAAGATATAGAACTAAAAATGGAAGAGTTGTAGCGTATGATAACATAAATAATAGAATTGTGATTTATAGTGATGGTAAAATACGATCTTATATGGGTCCAGAAAAAGGTGTTGATTATTATAAAGAGCAGTATGAAAAGGATGTGAACGGATAAATGATAGAAAAATTCCCTTGTCCAGTTTGTGGCAAAAGGATGGTTGAAGAATTTGAGATATGTGATGAGTGTGGTTGGGAAAATACAGGGATTATAAATATTGATGGTGGTCCTAACGAAATGACACTTGAAGAAGCAAGAGAAGCATATAAAAATGGTGAAAAAGTTAGATAAAAGCACTTTAACAGTAGTTAGGGTGCTTTTTTAGTGCAGTAAATCTATATAACGGATTTTGGCTAAAATTCGACGTATAAATATTTATATGACGGAAAAAGGCGAAAATCCGTCGTATAAAATATGAGAGGAGTAATATATGAAATATAGGAAGAAACCAGTAGTAGTTGAAGCATTTAAGTTTGATGGTGATTTTAAAACTAGAACGGGCGAACACTATGTGCCGCTATGGGCTGAGGCGGCACTGCATGAAGGCATTATATGTTTTGCTGGTGGAGTTCCTACTATGACAGTAGAGATATATTTAGACTCTTTAAATAAGGATATGTTTAATAAATAATTTCGTTATTTGCGTTCCATTTTCTACCGGGACGAAAGAGACGCAAATTGCATAAGTGTTGAAAATACTAGCTTTTTTCGTCTCATTATCTACCGCAAATTGCGGTAAAAAGTGTGCGAAGGAAATTTATTTCTGTCGCTGATGAATGGAGAACTAACAGAAAGACGGAGAAGTTTTATAAGGAGCTTGAAGAAAAAATAAAAATAAAAATGGAAATGAAATTGATTAGATTGATACATTCGGCCTCTTAACAATGCTCAATAGGATGTACATAGGCTAACGGACGCGTTGGCCGCTATATATTAGTCCTGGACATGACGTTAAAAGGTCTTATTTTATTACAATGAAAGGAGTAACTATAAGGGATGAAAAATAACTTACAGGGACTATTGAGAATGAATTTACAGCTACTGGCAGAGGATACAGGAGCTGGAGAAGGTGGGGGAAATAACCCACCAGAGGAGAACAAGCCAGAGAGTAAAACTTACACAGATGAAGAGTTGCAGAAATTAATTCAGTCTGAATCTGATAAGAGGGTTACTCAGGCAATGAAGACTGCTGAGCAGAAATGGCAAAAGGAGTATGAAGAAAAACTGGCAAATGAAAAATCAGAAGCAGAGAAACTAGCCAAGATGACAGCAGACGAAAGAGCCCAAGCTAAGTTTGAAAAAGAAAAACAGGAGTTTGAAGAAGAAAGGGCAAAATTTCAAAGAGACCAATTGGAACTAGAAACAGTAAAAGAACTTGGAAAACAAGGGCTTGATGTTGAATTTAGTTCTTTTTTAATGGGCGAAAATGCTGAATCTACAAATGAAAATATTAAGCTATTTAAAGAAAAGTTTGATATTGCAGTTGAAAAAGCTGTTACTGAGAGGCTAAAAGGGAAAACACCCAAGACTACTGACAAGAATACTACGATATCTGTTGATAGTCTAAAGGGGATGTCCGTTGATGAAATCAATGCAAATTGGGATTCGATCAAGGGAATGAAGTTATAATAGAAAAGGAGAATAGAATATGTCAATTAAGAATTTTATACCTACGCTGTGGAGTGCTAGGTTACTAGCAAATTTGGATAAGAAATTAGTTTACGCAAATGTTGTAAACCATGATTACGAGGGAGAAATTAAAAATTTAGGTGATAAGGTTAAGATTAATCAGATAGGACCTATCACTATCAAAGATTACTTGACTGGAGATGGTGCGGCAAAGAAGTTAGCAGACCCAGAAGAGATCACTTCAACTCAGCAGGAACTAGTTATTGACCAGGCGAAGTACTTCAATTTCAAGGTTGATGATATAGACGCTGCACAGGCGAACATAAAGGCAGTAGACAAGGCAATGGATAGAGCCTCATACGCTATTGGTGATGTAATAGACCAGCATATAGCATCATTCGTAAAGGATGCCGGAATAAAGGTTGGTTCTTCATCAGTACCAATAGATGTAGAGGTTGCTAATGCTTATGACCAGCTAGTTGACCTTGCAGTAAAACTAGACGAGAATAATGTAACTAGAGCAGGTAGATTCGCAATCATACCAGCTTGGTACCTAGGTATGTTATCTAAGGACCCTAGATTTACTAAGGACTTTAAGGTATTAGAGAATGGTGTTGTTGATGGTGCTGATGTGGCAGGATTCCAGTTAAGAATGTCTAACAATGTTCCAGTATCTGCAAAGAAGTATTCAGTTATGGCTGGTACTGACCAGGCTATATCTTATGCAGGTCAGATAACTAAGATAGAGCCATACAGACCAGAAAAGACTTTTGCTGATGCTGTAAAGGGGTTATTTGTTTATGGTACTAAGGTGATTGAGCCTAAGGCACTAGTTAATTTTACTTGTCAGATAAAGGCATCTGTGTAGGAGTGATTTAGTTGAACGAAAGGATATTGGCTAAGTTAAAGATATTAACATCAGGTAACGCAGGGGATGAGGCTACTCTTAGCCTTGTCCTTGATATTTTGATTGAAAAGATAAAAGCCTATTGTAATATATTTGATATACCAACTGAACTAGAGTTGATTATAGTTGAGATGATGGCAGACTATTCTAAATCACTAGCAACTGGTGGTCAAGATACAGTCAACATGGGGGAAATTAAAGCTATTACAAGAGGTAAGACTAGGATAGAATACAATGTTGGCACAACAACAAAGATAGTCAGCGTTGGAGACTTGATAGACAAGTACAAAAAACAGCTAAAGAGATTTAGGAAAGTTGGTAGCGTATCAATGAATGATAAGGTTGGTGATTAGATGAAAGAATCTGAAATACTTGCAACAACTTATCATGATATCATGGATGTTATACGTTCAGAAGACGTTGAGGATCCTGTAAGTCACCTTACGGAGAGTCAAAACACAACTATCCATACTAGTATCCTATGTGAACTAGATAAGGAGTCAGAGGCTTTCCTGGGGGACGGTGTGGCAGGTCTTGTTACTAGCTACATAGTGTTTACTAGACCGGAAATTGATGTAATTGAGGGGGATAGGTTAAAGGTAAAGCACTTAGGCAGAGTTTACGACTGCATTGCCGGACTACCTTTTAAGTTTCCATCTCATTTAGAAATACCGGTCACACTGAAAGAGAGGGTCTAGTATGGGGTTTGAGTTTGATGACCTAGACGACTTCCTAGACGGCTTAGAGAGAGCTGAAAAAGAAGTCCACGAGCAGATTCCAAAAATCAAACAAAATGTTATTAATGCAGTAATGGAAGATGTGATTGAAAATACTCCAGTAAATAAGGATCCTAGAGCTGTTGCTCCCGGCACTCTTAGGCGGTCATGGAAGGTTAGAGATATCTCTAGTGATACCGCAGAAGTTTATAATGACGCTAAATCAAAAAATGGAGAGTTTTACGCTTGGCATGTAGAGTATGGGCACAGAACAAGACTCGGTACAACTAAGCTGAAAAATCATACTAAGATATACAGACCTGATGGCAAGAAAAAGGTAGCCTTCGTAAGAGGTGTTAAGATGTTAGACAAAGCGCTAAAGCACGGCGAGGGGATAATGGAAAAAGAGTGCGAAAAGGCACTTGAAAAGATTTTAGGTGAAATATAATGCTTAAGATAAGTGACATAATAAAAGTAGTGGCTGCAATGGTCTACAAGGCCACAGACGGGTCAAAATACAAGTATAAGATAACTGCAGATGAGGACAAGCAACAACAGTACATTGACAACCAGATAGGTTGTTTTTTTATTGATATTCATATAACTGAATCCAAGTCTGTAAACCTGCACTTCAACGAAAAGAAGATAACAATAGATATTAACTGTTTTCCACAAAAGGGGCAGTCGAAAATGGATTTGTATGACATTAAGGATCTATTGGATAGGCAGTTTGTTAGGAGTATTCACGTTGAGGATAGGTACATACACATAAGTAGCACAGAGTCTAATATCTTAAAGGACGATATAGGCTACTGGCTAAATTATAGTATTGTTGTGATGTATCATGAGCAGGTTAATTTTGATGTAGATGATGCTGCATTAATTGGTGAAATAAAGCTTATGACCGAAGCAATAATCGAAGGTGTAAGCATAGAAAGGAAGGTATAATATGGGAATACCAGAACTAAAAATAGCTTTTAAAGAAGTCAGAAGAAAAGCAATAGACGGAACTGCCGTTGGTGTAGTTTTGTTGCTATTAAAAGAGACTTCATTGAGTGGGCTGAAAGAATATGAGGGCGTAGAGGCTGTGAAGCCTGATGAGTATAAGAAAGAAAATTTAAAGTATATTGAACAAGCATTTATAGGCAATGTTCAGTATGAAAGAGTAGGTACAATTCTTGAAGAGAGGGCATACCAGCCATCAAAGGTTTATGCATATAGTATTAGCAGTAAAAATACGCTTGATAAAGCATTAGAAGAGATAGAATCATTAGAGTTTAACTATGTTTGTATGCCTGAGGCAGTGGCAGAGGATAACATGAAGATAACGGCTTTTGTTGATAGATTATCTAAAGAGGTTGGATATGAGGCATCAGCGATAGTCGTAAGTGAATCACCAAATAATAAATCTAATGTTATAGAATTTGCCTCTGATAATATAGTAGACGGCGACAATACGTATAAGGCTACGGATATGTTGCCTTTTATTGCTGGAGCTTGTGCTGGAACTCCAATGACTCAGTCAATTACGTATTGTGCGGTTCCGTTTCTTAGTAATATACCGAAGAAGAACAATCAGGAAGTATCAACCTTGGTTGATGCTGGTAAGGTGACGTTACTAAAAAAAGCAGGAGCAATAAGAATAGCCAGAGGTGTAACATCTCTCACAGCACCAGTGGGTAACGAGGGGCCATCTTTTAAAAAAATAAAGTTGGTTAGGACATATCAATTCATAAACAACTCAATTAAGAGAGTAATATCAAATCACTATGTAGGTAAGGTATCCAACACCTATGACAATAAGTGCCTACTAATTAGTGAGATAGATAATTTCTTAAATGAACTTTCTAGAGATGGTGTAATTGATAGAGATTATACCGTAGAAATAGATGTTCAAGCCAATAAGGCTTATATGAAAGAAGCAGCCATTGATTTTTCTGGTTATTCAGAGCAGCAGTTAAAAGAAGCTAATACAGGTTCTAAGGTATTTTTGGCTATTAAGTTAAAGGGTGTGGATGCAATGGAAGACTTCTATATCAAGGTAAATGTATAGGAAGGAGTAGCATATGAGTGTAAAAGATAATGTAAAAGAGATACTGGGAACTGATGGTATATCAGGTACATTTGGAGAGGTATGGCTAGATGGCGACTATGTTGGAGAGCTTGAGGGTTTTCAGGCAAAAATAGACTTTGAAAAAGCACCAGTACCAAGACCAAGGCACCATCTTAAGGCTCATAAGACAATAGGTGCTGAAGGCAAAGGGTCTTTAACCATGACAAAGGTAAGCTCTAGGATGACTAAGTTAATAGGGCTGAGAATGAAGGAACAAAAAACACTGGCATTTGAGGTCATATCTAAATTGGATGACCCAGACAATATAGGTGCTGAACGTATTAAATATAAAGGTGTTCAGTTTGACGATTTAACACTGGCAGATTTTAAGAATGCAGAGTTAGGAAAAACAGAAGCACCATTCACGTTTGATGATTTTGAGCCAATAGATTTGATATAAGGGGGAAACAATATGGAAAATATAGAAAATGTAGTAGAAGTACCACAGACAATGAATGTAATAGATTTATTATTGTCAAAGGAACGTGATGAGTTCCTGGATAAAAGAACAAGGATAGAGATAAAGAGTTTGTCAAAAAAACTGGGGGTGACTGTAGAAGTCGAAATGCGTAGGATGTCTCTATCCCAAGAGCAGGAGTTAGAGAAGTACGGCTACAAGCCAGCAATGGATAAAGAGGGTAAAATGGCAATGGAAGGTGACTATAGGAAAAAGAAGTTGATGACACTTAACTACTCTATCTACTATGGAAATGGAAGGCTATTTTCAAATAAGCAATTGCAGGACCACTATGGCGCGGGTACTGCACTAGATTTGATTGAAATACTACTTACACCTGACGAAATATCAGATTTATATGATAAGTATGATGATCTGGTAAATGATATGCTAGACGAAGAAGACATAAAAAACTAATAGAGAGGGATGACGAAATGCGTACTTACTACTATGCTTTTAAGTACGCAAAGCTCATGCCCTCTAATGTTTATGAGATAAAGAAAAGTAATCCGGGTGAATATCTAATGTTGAAAGCTTTTCTAATAAAGGAAATTGAGGATAGGATAGAGGAAACAAAGTACATGATATGCCCGTTGATAGCTGGAGGTGACAAGTAGTGGCAAGTGATAAAGAGTTAAAAGGCACCATACGAATACGAGATCTCGCCAGCAAAGAATTTAAAAAAATGCGTAGGGAAATCAAGCAACTAAGACGTGAGTCGAAAGAACTTGATAAGGCGCTTAATAAGAAAAAGAGGGTATCCGCAGATACCAAGGAAGCAAGTAAGAAGTTAAAAGATCTAAATAAAGATATCAAAAAGGCTGGAAAGGGAACTAAAATACCTGTATCGCTAAAAGATATGGCGTCTAAGGGGCTTACGCTAATCAAGGGCAAGGCTAAAGAGATGGGTAAGGCAGGAGAAATGCTAATTAAAATAGTGGGTAAACATCCTGCGTTGCGCGTTCTTGGTGTAGTAGGTTTGGGCATTGCCAAGCTTGCCAAGTCCGCCTACAATGATGTCAAGCTACGGCTTAATGATATGACCCAATGGGGGATACAGAAAGTCCAACAAGGGTTAGCAAGTCTAAAAGATAAGGTCATCAAAGTAACCATTGAGGGGTATGACGAGTACTCAGACTTTAAGGCTAGGGCATCATCAATCAATAAGGGGATGTCCTTTAAGGACTATGACAAGCTGATGGGCAGGACTGCTAGAAACACTAGATCTTCTGTAGCAGATACCAGGGCAGGCATCACTAAGCTAATGCAGATGTCACCTGAGGTATTTGGTGGCAAGGCAAATGATGCAGCTAAATTCTATCAGACGGCTATGCAATCTTTTAGAAAAGGTGGATCATCTAATGAAGAGGCTAGTGCAGCAATGTATCAGCTCAATCAGGGGCTTGCCAGTGGTACTTTACAAGGTGATGAACTAAGGTCTGTTAGAGAAAATGCTCCGCTTATGGCAAAGATGATAGAAAAAGAAGTAGGTATGGGCATAAAAGAAGCTGGAAAGAAAGGAATTCTTACATCAGAAGTCGTTAAAAATGCGATTCTAAAACATTCAGAAGAAGTTAATAGGCAATTCAAAAACATACCTATGAATTTCAAGGATGCTTGGGTAATAGCTAATAATCTTCTTGAAACAAGTGTTTTTGCACCCATGTATGAAAGAATGCAGACGTTCATGTCATCAGATAAGGTTAGAGTTTTCTTTGATGGTATTTACCAAAAGGCTTCTGATACATTTGATGGAATGTGGAAATTGCTTGATATGACTAACTTTGGTGGTATAGATTTAAGCAAGCTATGGGAGTCTATGGGGCCTGTAAAAGATTTATTTAATGATATTTATACCAATATAGTGAATCAGTCTCCTGAAGCTCAAGAGGCTATAAATACCCTAGGTGAGGTAGTAAACGGAGCATTTGAGGGAATGGGGGATGTGATGCAGTTCTTTGCTGATGTTGCAAGGGATATATTCCGATTTTTAAAAGAAAATCCAGAGTTCGTAAAAAATGCAATTAAGTTACTGGCGTCAGACTGGAAAGATAAGTGGGCGTTTATGAAGCTTAAGCTTAAGATAGCTAATGATTATATATTACCCGCCCTTAGCACCTTAAAAGGTTTACTGGCCGGCATTAAAAATGCACTGGGGGATTTATATAGTAAGTGGAAAAAAGTGCAGTCATTTATTAAAAATAATCCAATTATTGGGAAAGTAGCTACTGGAATAGGTGGTGTGGTTGGTCAAGTTCTTGGTAGTGCCTATGGTAAGAGCAGGGTTCCCTATGACAACTACCCGGCGCGCTTACATGAGGGCGAGAAAGTACTAACTAAGCAAGAGGCTAACCAGTATGATAACAATAAGGGTAAAGCATCTGGCTTTAATATAATAATTCAAGGTCTAACTGTGCGAGAAGAAGCAGACATAGACTTAATAGCTGATAGGATGGTTAAGAAGATGAACATAGCAATAGCAGGAGGTGTGTAGGGTGTCGATAGAAGTGTATTTAAACGCTAACGGGGATAATCTACGCTTTCCTGTATGCCCTGCTGAGGTAGGCAAAAATATAAATGTAGATATATCGGGGGAAAAGATAATAAAACGCGGGACTGTAAATATATTCAATGGTTCTGAACCAGATTCGATTTCGCTTAGCGGTTTTTTCCCTAATGCATCTGCTACATATGGGTTTATAGACGTAAAGGGGCAAGACCCATATGGTTATGTGAATAAGATTGAAAAGTGGTGCAAGAGTGGTGAAAGGTTGAGATATATAGTAACCGGCACACCTATAAATCTACCAGTTAAAGTGTCGCATTTTGAGTATAAAGAAAAAGACGGTTCAGGGGATGTGTACTTCGTTGTAGAGTTAAAAGAGGATGCAGATATTAATATCCCCGAGTGGTCGCCTACACCAGTTAGCGGAAACCCTAATAATCCTGTGGTAAACAAGGTGTATTCTAGACCTAGAGACAATGTAGATTTAGGCAAGGTTAAGGTGAAATCTTCTGGTAAGGTACATACGGTTAAACATGGTGAGTATTTATATCTAATTGCACAAAAATACTATGGGAACGGTAAATTGTATCGAAAAATATCACAACATCCTGAAAACTTAAAGAGGTATCCTAAGTTGAAAAATTCAAATGTAATATATAGTAATTGGAAGTTGGTGATTCCATAATGGCAACTTATGAAAATAAAGATATAGAACTTATAGTACATATAAGAGGTGGAAAATTTTATAAATTGTCTAGCGTGCTTTCATCAGTAGTTTGGAGTGGGGATATTAAATCCCCCTCTAGGACTTTAGAATTTAGTTTTTTGCAGGCGGTAAATGACGCCAAGGTGCAACAACTAGGCATTGTAGAGGGATCTACATGTTGTTTTTACGTTGGTGGTAAGGAAATATTTAGGGGAACTATAATAGATATTGATAAGTCAAATTCAAATAATGAAATATCTATGACTGCCCATGATATAGGTTTCTTATTAGCTAAAGACCAAGTCAATTATAATTTTGTAAATAAGACGGCTTGTGATATAGCCAAGGAAGTTTTTAAGGGCAAGGATAAACAACCGCCACTTAAGTGGGGTAAGATAGCGCCGGCAGGGACTAAGATTACTAAGATGTTTATAGGTGCAACTAGGTACGATACTATCATGAGTGCCTACACAGCCCATTCAAAGGCAGATAAGGACCATAAAAAATACATGGTAGAAGTTGATTTAGATAAGTTCAACATAATTGAAAAAGGAGTTACTAAGCTTAAAATTATGTTTGAAGAAGAACAAAACCTTGAAGTGGCCACTTACAAGGTATCTATGGAAAATATAGTGAGTAGGGTTGTAGTAGTAGATGAAAAAGGTAATAAGATAAAAGAAAGCCTAAACGCTGAACTTAGAAAGCTATATCAGTACATATCAAAGGTAATAGAGCAGAAAAAAGATAAGGCTATCACTGATGAAGAGATAAAGGCTGAATTTAAAAAACCTGAAAGGTCTTGTAGCCTGTCTGGGTATGGTGATATATCCTGTAAGTGTGGCTATAAGGTACAGGTAAAAGATAGCTTTACGGGGCTTATAGGTGAATTTTATATAGATAAAGATAAACACACATGGTCTGGTGGCAAGTACACAGTTGATTTAGAATTAAACTTTGATAATATCATGGATGAAAAGAATGCAGGTAAGGATGAAACCAAGGAAACAACATCAGATAGTGCTGGAGGTAGTGGCGCAGGTGACTGGGGGCATGGTATTACAGAAGATATGCTTAATAAAATTCTTAAAGGCGAGTTAGCTGGGCAAGCAGCAACTATAATCAAATGGTGCAATGCCTTTAAGATTAATCCGCTTTACTTTGTAATACAAGCTAAGATTGAATGTGGGCAAAACATTGATAGCTATAATGCAAGGGTTAGGCATAATTACGGGGGTATCACTAAAGACCCTGAATTTCCTAATATGGGTAAGTATGCCAAGTATCCATCAAAGGAAAAGGGAATTGAACGTATGTGTAGGTTAATTTCCGTAAAATACCTAAATGAGTGGAACATTAGAGATGTTGATAGGATCATAGCTAAATGGGCGCCAGCTAGTGATGGCAATGATGTACAAGGGTATATTAGGCAGATGAAAAACACTTATAAGCAGGTCACTGGTAAAACTTGGGATAATTCAATGCTGGGTACCGGTGTTAAAAGTGTTGAAGAGGCTTATAGGAATTTAAATTCTGGTGGTGCAAGTGGCGTATCTGGAACTCTAACACCTAAGCAAGAGGCAATACTGAGAACGGCTGAATCCATGGTCGGCAAGGGTAGATATACTTGGGGTGGTAAAACCATATATGCTTCAGACTGTAGTGGTTTTGTGATGTGTTGTCACAGAGCGGCAGGAATAAGTATAGGTGGTTCTACCGCTGCGCAGCTTCATGATGGGAAGAAAATACCTTCACTGGCTCAGGCATTGCCCGGAGATATAATAATAACCCAGTCTAGCGCTTCTGGTAGCGGCAGACATGTAGTATTATATATTGGTAATGGTATGCAAATACACAACGGAGGTCCTGGAGGCGCGCCAATCACAAAAACAAAATTAAGACTTGGACGTTGGCATGAGATACGGAGGTGTTGGTAGTAATGTCATCAATACATGATTTTATAGAAATAATTAGAAAAGAAGGAATGAGGAATTATACACCTTCCTTTTTTTATGCAGAAGTCACTAGGGACTATCCTAACACCGAACTAAAATTTAATGATATGATTTTGAAAAAGGAACAAATAAAGTATACATCATGGGTTAAGTTTTTGTGTGAGGGCTATGTAACTGATGGGACCAATGCTCATAGTCACAAAATAAGAGATAGTAGATTAAAAAAAGGTGATGCAGTTCTTATCAAATTTGATGGTGATAACGTACTTATACTAGATAGGGTGGTGGTTTAATGGAAGAAACATTTTTCCCTTTTATAGGCGTGCCTAGTGACTATGTAAGTGAAATACAAACGGAGCTTCCCTTACTTTATGAGTATGCTTATGACTTTGATACTAATGATTTTATAGTGGATCCTGTGACAAATGATTTGGTCGTAGTCACTGGCATTGATGCCCTAGAGGTATGGATATATAAAGCAATTCTTACAGACAGATTTGAATATCCTATTTACTCATGGGGTTATGGTACTGAACTTACTGACCTAGTGGGGCAAAAATTTAGTAAAGGTCTTACAGAATCGGAGGCTTTTAGGTATATAAAAGAAGCGTTAATGATTAACCCATATATCAATGATGTTGATAATTTAGGTGTTACCTTTGATGGAGATACAGTGACAATAAAAATAGCTGTAGATAGCGTGTATGGGGGTGTTAAAATTAATGTTCGAAGATAGGACGCATGAAAATTTAAAAAATGAAATATTAAATAGCTATAATTTAGATATAGCAAAGAATGAGGGGGCCTTTTTAAATGAAATTGCTAGTGGTTCCGCTCTTGCCCATGCTTCTATATACTCGGTGCTTGAAAAACTTCTTAATATAGCTTTTATAAAAGACAGTTATGGGGATAGTTTAGATAAAAGGGTAAAAGAATTTGGCATAGAAAGAAAAGAGGGGGCGCAAGCTGTCGGAATGGTAAAGTTCTATGGACAAATTGGGGTTGAAGTAGGTTCAGGAGTAATTATAATAGCCAACGGCAATAGATATGAAGTCCTAGACAATCAAAACGGTAGGATAGAGTCAGAGGATGGGGTAGAGTTATACATCAGGTCTTTAGAAGTTGGGGCAGATAAAAATCTTTTGACTGACAACTTGTTCATTCTGGGAACTACACTTAGCGGTATTGAAAGAATAGAAAGTGTATCTAGTATAACAGGAGGTACAAACCCAGAATCAGACGATGAATTAAAAGAAAGATTCTTTTATATTCAGGCTCATAAAGGTACATCAGGTAATGTTGATGATTATATTAATTGGGCTTTAGAAGTTGATGGGGTCAAGAATGTAAAGGTGATACCACTATGGAATGGTAATGGTACGGTAAAAGTTGTAGTAATGACTAAGAACAATAGAAATGTATCAGAAGAAGTGGTACAAGCAACCAAAGACTTTATAGAGATAAAAAGACCGATAGGGGCTAATGTTACAATTGTTACACCTACTGTGCTGGAGGTGAATATATCTGCTACAGTGGAGTTTGATAAGTCTACAGACCTAGAAAGAATAAAAGCTGAATTTAGGGAAAGAGTGGATGAATATCTTGTAAATGCAGTAAGTGAGATAACTTATACTAAAGTGGCTGGTATCCTAAGTAGGATTGAGGGAGTGATTGACTACTCTAATCTTACTGTAAATGGTGGTACTAAAAATATCAAGCTAATAACTGACCAAGTGGGTTCTGTAGGTAATATAGAGCTGCAAGAAGGGGTGATTGATTAATGTTTAATTTAATTGAACTATACCCAGACCATTTACAAAATAAGACGATTAGTGAGATATTAAAGGTTGAGCAGGAACAATTAGAACTAGAAGAAAAAGCAATAGATAATCTTATAAGAGAGTTTTTTATAGATACAGCTACTTTTAGTCTTGATACTTGGGCAAAATTTGCTGGGATAGAAGATGATCCGTTACTTGATTTAGATATAAGACGTTCTAATATAAAAGCAGCCTTAAAATCTAAGGAAACGACAACGATAGAAGTAATTAAGTCAATAGCTGAAAGCTATTCTAATGGTACTTGTGAGGTAGTCGAGGACTATGCCAACTACAAGTTCACTGTGAAATTCACGGGGACTGTAGGAGTGCCTAGCAGGATTGACGAAATAAGAAAGATAATTGATAAAGTCAAGCCCGCACACCTTGCATATGACTTTGAATTTAAATATCGTACATGGGGCGATATCAAGAGGCTGGGCAAGACTTGGAATGATTGGAAAAAACTTGGCAAAACTTGGAAAGACTTGAGAGAGGGGGAACTGTAGCATGGAAGGATATAAAAAAACAGATAGTGTGGAATTCAATAAAATTACTGGTGATAACATTGCTGACATAGAGGCTGTAGCAGAAAACTTTGAAATAGCTGATGAAAACCTCAGAATGATTTATGAAAACCTCGGAATGATTGATGAAAACGTCGGAAATATCAAGGGAATTACTTTAGAGGGATATAACGAGAGTGAGCATAGGAAGAAGACGGTTGCTAACTTTGTAAAATTTATATGGGGCAAGCTAGGAAGTATTGAACTTACAGATATAAAGGTCAAGGTCACTACATGGTCTAATGACCCTTTAAATTTAGTCCTGGGCAAGATAAAAGGCTGGATAGGCACACTAACTAATCTCAAGACTAAAGAGAAAAGTAGCCTAGTTGGGGCAGTCAATGAGGTACACGACAACAACGAAAATCTCAAGCAGGCTGAACTCCTAGACAGGCGGGACATAGTCAAGATTAAGTCAGAACTTACAGGAGAAGATGAGGCTTTAAGGGTGAATAATGAGAAGCTTGCACATTTGTTAGGTGTCAGTATTGAGGACATCCGAGGGGGTGTTAGTTAGTGATAAGGTTTAGAAGAAAAGTATATGAAAAGTTGTTGGAAAAATTAGGACAAAAAGTAGATTTGATGAAATCTAGTATCGTGGAAAATTGTACTGAATTACCAGAAATAAATTCTATGACAGATGTGGTGGAAGTCTTAAAAAGTCATCACTTAAAAAGTGGGGACTTTTTAGAAGAAGTATCCAACGAAATATTAAGTAATGTTGGGTGGTACGGTAATGGTCTAATTGCATATAAAGATAAGATTTACATGATTGGATTATTTTCCCGAACTTATGACGGAGATTACGTTCCATATACAGATAATGTAGCCGAATATGATATAAATTTAAATAAATGGAATGTTTCAAAAAAATTAAA